AGGCATGGCGAGCGGAGCAAATAAACATCGCGGAGGGACGGGAGGACCAGCGGTTCGCCTTCGGAGATCAGTGGCCGGCGGCGGACAAGCAGGAGCGGGACAGGGAGCGCAGACCCTCCATCGTGGTCAATCGTCTTCCGCAGTTCAAGCGGCAGGTGACGGGGGACATCCGGAAGGACACCCCGGGCTCCAAGGTCCTGCCGAGCAAGGACGGGACGAAGAAGAAGGCGGAAATCTTCACCGGGATGATCCGCAACATCGAGCAGCAATCGAATGCCAAGGCGGCCTACATCCAAGCTGTGGATAACGCCATCGACTGTGGCATGGGGGTGTGGAGAATCCTCAAGGAGTACGAGAACGACAACGCCTTCGAGCAGGTGCTGAGAATCCGGCGCATCATGGACCCGTTCGGGGCCTTGTGTGATCCGGTTGCGACGATGCCGGACAAGTCGGATGCAAGGTATTGGTTCATCTTCGATGACATGGCCGAGGAGGAGTTCAAAAGACAATTCCCGGGGATGGCGACGGATAATTTTCCCAGTCCTCCTGAAGGCGGGATGATCTGGCGGATGGACAAGACCATCCGGGTTGCCGAGTACTGGTACAAGGAGGAGGTGGTTCGCACGCTTGAACTTCTCGAGGACGGGACCACGCGCTACAGCGATGAGGATGACGCCGTTGAAACAGCCGACCAGAAAGAGGAAGAGGGCGAAGGCGATACCCCCGAAGAAGAAGCCGTCGAGGCCACCGACGATCGGGGAGGTGCTGGACCGGCTGGAGCAAAGGCGCCTGCTGGCCCGAAAGTTGTCCAGACCCGATCAGTAAAGACGTGGAAGGTGATGCAGTGCCTGATGTCAGGCAGGGACATCCTCGAAAAGCCGCAGGAATGGGATGGGCGGTATATCCCCATCGTGCCGGTGATCGGCGAGGAAGCGAGGATCGACGGGCGGACGCTCAGGAAGGGCATGGTGCGGGACGCCAAGGGGCCGCAGCAGGTCTATAACTACATGCGGACGGCTTCTGCGGAGTACGTCGGCAAGCAACCCAGTGCCCCGTTTGTCGGCACGGTGAAGCAGTTCGCGGGCCATGAGCATGTCTGGCAGGAGGCCGGTTCCGCGAATCACTCGTATCTGCCGTACAACGTCGATCCACAGGCTCCTGGACCTCCGCAGAGATCGGCTCCTCCCACAGGGGCGACGGGGCTTGACCAGCAGGCAGTGATTGCCGCGTCGGACATGGAAGCGGTCATCGGCATTTACAGGTCCAACCTTGGAGCGCCGAGCAACGAGACCTCGGGGAGGGCGATTCTCGCGAGACAAAGGGAAGGCGATACGGGGTCGTTCTTCTATGTGGATAACCTCCGGTCGTCGCTGGCTTACTCAGCCAAGATCCTGATCGACCTCATCCCCAAGGTGTACGACACGGCGAGAACGGTTCGCACGTTGGCCGAGGATGGCAGCACCTTCGACATGGTGCCGATCAACCAGCATTTGGACCCGAAGAACGTGCCTCCGGGCATTGAGCCCGACCAGCTGTCCAAGGAAGTGCGTGAGACCTTGAATGACCTCAGCATTGGGGAATACGACGTGATCGTGTCGTCGGGACGGGGTTATGCCAGCCAGCGGCAGGAAGCGTCGGAGGCGATGACGAATTTCATCCAGGCATATCCCGCGGCGGCCCCGGTGATCGGCGACATGATTGCCAAGGCACAGGACTGGCCCGATGCGGAGGAAGTTGCCGAGCGGTTGAAGGCTATAAATCCCCTGTTCCAGCCCCCGAAGGGACCGGACCCCAAGGAAGCGGCGGAGGCATTGGAGAGTGCGGCAGGGGCAGACCTTACGCACGCACAGGCGACGGGGCAGCAGATCGAGAACCTTGGCATGGGTCTCCAACTCGAGGCCCAATTGCGGGCGTTGGGGCAGATTTTGCCGGCCTTGCAGCAGATCGTCACGCAGATGGGGCAGGTTCAGCAGGCACCGCCACCGCCGCAGGGTCCACCGCCGGGCATGGCGCAGATGAACGGGCCGATGCCGCCGCAGGGCAACGGGGCAGCGGGACCGCCGCAACTGACGCCCTCGGAGTTGGGTGAGTTGGAGCCGTTGCCGTGAGCGACGTGGTTCTATTTCCGGGAGCCAAACTTTCTCCGGAAGTTCTTCTGCATCAATGCCTTGAGGGTGTTGAGGAATACAAGGCGGCCTTGGTAATTCATATGGACAAAGGAGACGTGGTTGATATCGCCATGTCCTGTATGAGTTTGGCCGACCTGACTTTCATGGCCGCGAAATTGCAGATTTATGTGGTGTCTATGTTGAAGGGTGAGCCCCCCGATGAAAGTGCTCGCCTATTCGTTCCAGACGATAGCGCATAAGGGAGGAACAGTGAGCGACACAACCGAAGGCGTTGACAACGGCGAGGAAAACAAGCCACAGTCACCGCCAGTCGCGCCGCAAGGCGAGCCGCCGGCCTCGACCCCGGCCCCAGGGGACACCCCTGAGACTCCATCGGACGAGCCCAAGCCCGAAGATGAGGGCGAGAAGCAGAGCCGACGCGAGGCTAGAGCGTTCGCCACCCTACGTCGTGAAAACCGGGAACTTTATCGCCGTCTCGGGGGTCTGGAAGCGATGCTGCAGCAAGTGCAGCAGCCACCGGCCCCGGACGGCACTACCCCGCAAAGGCAGACCCCGCCACCCGATCCCGCCGTGGAGGAGCTGAACCGCTCCATCCTCGAAAGGATCGAAGACGAAGGGGGCGAGTATGGCGAGGTGGTCGAGAAGATCACCAAACCGGACTTTCCCATCACGGTGGCGATGCGTGACTATCTGGCGACATCGAAGAACCCCGCCGCTGTGGCGAAGGTACTGGCGGATGATCCCAAGGAAGCGCGCCGGATCAGCCTGTTGAGCGACAGGGCGGCAGACCGAGCCATGGAGCAGCTGGAAGCGCGGACCGCGCAGAAGCCTGCTCCCCGTACCACAAGGGCGCTTCCCCCCGTTCGCACTGTCGGCGGCAGTTCCTCCGTAAGGTCCGATCCTCGCGAGATGGACATGGATACTTACGTCAAATGGCGGAACTCGCAGCAAAGATAGAGGACCAAAGCGCCCCTAGTTTGGGGCACCCCTAAGTGACCAACACCCTTCTGACATCAGACATCATTCTCAAGGAAGCGCTGATGCACCTTGAGAACGAGCTGGTCATCTCGAAAGTCTGTAACAGGGACTACGAGGCGGCCTTCGCAAATTCAGCTGGAATGGCCGGCAAGCCCGGCGACACCATCCGTATCAGGAAACCCGTCCGCGGCGTCGTCCGCGTCGGCTCCACGATGCAGGTGCAGGACGTTCAGGAAGGCAAGACGACTCTGGCGACCACGACCCAGATCGGCGCCGACCTCGAGTTCTCCAGCACCGATTTGACCCTCCGCATCGAGGATTTCGGCACCCGCTATCTTCGCCCGCAGATGATCAAGCTGGCCAACAAGATCGACCTCGACGTGATGACCGAGCTTGTCACCCACTGCCCCAACTGGCAGGGCACACCGGGACAGACGGTCAACAGCTTCTCCGACTATGCCCTGGGACCTCAGCGCCTTGACGAGCTGGCGGTTCCCACCAACGACCGGGCGGGCATTCTCTCCCCGGCGGATTACTGGGGCACGGTCGGAAGCGTGACGGCCTTATCGGCCGATGCGCCGGTCCGGTCCGCGTTGCAGCGCTCCAGCCTCGGGCGGTACGCCAACACAGACACCTACATGACCCAGAACATCGTCAGCCAGACGGTGGGGACATGGGGGACCTCTCCTGTGATGACCGTGGCCTCAGGCGTGCAGAGCACGACTTACGCTGCGGTCATGGGCAACAACTACTCCGAGCAGACGATCAACATCTCTGGTCTCACTGCCTCCACGGGAACCATCGTTGCCGGCGACGTGTTCACCATCTCCAGCGTCTTCGCGGTCAACCCTATCACCCTCGCAACGCAGGCGTTCCTGCGCCAGTTCTGCGTGGTCACGGGTGCGACGGCGGATGCCTCGGGGAATGCTACCATCACCATCACCCCGCCGATCATCCCGGTGAGCAACACGACACCCCCGGCGACGGGCAGCCAGTATGCCACGGTCAACGCGGCTCCTGCGGCTGGTGCTGCCATCACGGTCAAGGGTACGGCGAGCACGTCGTATCCGCAGAACATCGTGCTGAACCCGGATGCGGTGACGCTTGCTGTCGTTCCGCTGATCCGTCCCCAAGGGGCGGTGAAGGTCGAGACCCAGACCTACAAGGGCATCTCGATGCGCCTGATCACCGGCTACGACATCACCAACGATTTGAGTCCCTGGCGCTTTGACATCCTTTACGGCTTCCGAGCGACACAGCCCAACCTGGCCTGTCGCCTCAGTGGCACGGCGTAAGGGAGGAACGGAACATGACTGTACCTGTCAACACCTCCACGAACATCACTGACCTCAGCAACGGCAATTCCGCAGGAACCCGGCTGGGCCAGACCACGACCGACCTTGTGAGCTTCTACGGCAACACGCCGATCGTCCAGCCTGCCGGAAACGCGGGTGCGGTCGTCCAGCGTGGAGCCGGTGGCGCGATGGTCTGCACCTTCTCGGTGACGGCCTCGCCTGCCTCGGTCGCGACCTTGACCACTGCAGAGGTCGGCATCACGCCGATCGGCGGCACGGGAGCCACCATCTCGATCGCCACCACCGATCTGGTGCTGGTCACGAAACCCACCGCTCAGGCGGGCATCTGGATCGGCAACGTGCGTGCTTCGGCGGCGAACGTGGCCGGTGTCACCTTCGGCAACATGACCGCGGGCTTCCTGACCCCTACCGCGTCGGAGACCTACGGTGTCGTTGCGCTGAAGACCACCGGCCTGACCCTCACCACGGTGCTGACGCCTACCTCGATCGCGGCTCGTACCACGGCGGAACAGCAGTTCACCGTCAGCGGCCTTCGAGCAGGCGAAGTGGTCATGGTGAACAAGCCCACCAATCAGGCGGGTTTGGACATCCTTGGCTATCGGGTGGTCTCCAACAACCTTCTCGGGATCACCTTCGCCAACGTCACGAGCGCGACGGTCATCACGCCTACAGCGGCGGAAGCCTATACGGTTGTGTGTCTCGGTGGCCTCACGGCTGCCACGGGATTCACCCAGTATCAGGTTACCACTGCTTCGGTGATTTCGGCGGGTGTGACGGCGGCGGCGACGGGTGCCTACAACCTCACCTTGAGCAACGCGGCCACGACCGACTCGTTCATCAACTGGCAGAAGCCGACGAACCAATCTGGTATAAACGTCGCTGGGGGTAAAATCTCCTCGGCGGGTGTGGTGAACGTCTACATCGGCAACCAGACCTCTGCGACCGTGATCACTCCCACGGCCAACGAGGTGGTGACGGTTGTCCTCAACAAGGCGGCGCCGCCGGCACCGATGGTGCTCTACACCACGACCATCACCCCGGCCTCGGTGGCGACCCTCACTTCTGCCGAGCAGACCTTTGCCGTCACGGGACTGATTTCGATCAGCCCGGTGGTGGTCAACGGTCCTGCCCAGCCAGCGGGTCTGGGAATCGGTGGCATGCGCGTGTCGAGCACCAACAACGTGGGTATCACGTTCGTCAACCTGACCTCGGCTTCGGCTTTGACGCCGACCGCCGGGACCTACTACGTGGCGAACTTCCAGATGCCGATTGACGCGCCCGGCAACTCGATTTTGCAGGGTGTCAACCTGGTCGCTGACCAGATCGCGGTGCTGGCGAACTTCCAGAGCAATGCGATGGCCAATCTCGGCCTCGTCAGCCGTACGTAAGTGCTTAGTGTAGTCTTTCCGTCACGCGGGCGGCCCGAGAGTCTTTCTCGGGCCGTTCGTTCGCTTGCCCGTGATCCATCGCTGGTCGAGGTGGTTGTGGGCTTGGACGATGACGACCCCGACCGCCACGAGGCCGAGGACAAGATCGGTCATCTGCCGGGCGTGAGAATCCTCACTTGTCCCCGCATGATGTGCCAGGCGGCGTATTACAATCATTTGGCGAAGCAGGCTACTCACGACTGGGTAGGCATCTTTGCCGACGACTACACGGTCGATCAGGACGATTGGGCCTCGATCATGGAGACGACGCTCGCGGCTCTGCCGAACGGGTACGGCTTCGGCTACTTCCATGACCCGATGTATCCGTTCTTCTCGACCTATCCCTTCATGAACAAGGCAACGATGGCCTTGCAGATCGAGGGGAAGTTTTTACCCGAGTTCTTCCCGTTCCTGTTCGGCGACACGTGGATCAACGAGATCGGGATGATGGCCACGTTCATCCTGCCGAGCAAAGCCTCAGTGACGATCCAGCCGGAAACGGGACACGTCCACAGGTTCCGTGACCTCCGGATGTGGAGCGAGTTCTTCCACGAGACCAGACCTCTCCGCGCGCAGATTGCCCAGAAGATGATCCAGGCGGCGACGGGGACGGAGACCAACATCTACAACGGTTTGATGATCGACCTGCCCAAGCGGGCGGCCCTCGTTGACCGGTTGTTCCGCGAATCCAGCATGACGGAGGATTTCTACAAACGGATGGAAAACAACGGGTGGGAAGGGCAATACGTCCACCCGGAGTACGAGGCGATGAAGCAGAGGACGCTGAAATTTCTGGAACTCAACCGAAGGGACGCTGCGTAATGGAAGGCATGCGAGAGGCGATTGCCAAGCTGAACGAGGAACGCAAGGAGGCGTCCGAGCTGATCATGAAGAACGGGGTCGGCCCTCAGTACGTGATCTTCATGACCCCGGCTTTCGACCATACGGTCACTGTAGGATTCCTCAAGTCGTTCTACGAGAGCGCCATCATCCTGGCCCAGAACGGTATCGACTGCTCGTTCCAGTGCTTTGGGGGGGACCCGTACCTCGCCAAGGTCAGAAATCTTCTGGTCTCGACCTGCCTGAAGCGTTTCCCGCAGGCGACGGACTTTTTCTTTCTGGACGCCGACATCGAGTGGGACCCGCATGCAGTCCTGAAGCTCGTCCAGCGCCCCGAGCCCATCGTGGCGGGGATCTACCCGAAGAAGAACGACACCATCGAGTTTCCCGCGGCTGTGCGGATGACCAAGGACGGCAAGCAACTGATCGAGAAGAACGGGCTTTTGGTGGCCGACCTCGTGCCCACGGGGTTCCTGAGGGTCAAGCGGCACGTCTACGAGGAAATGGCCAAGGTCTCCCCGCAGTACAAGGACGGCACTTCTGGAGGAGAGGTTTGCTGGAACTTCTTCGAGATGGGTTTCTTCAAGGAAGATCAGGGCGACGGAACGGCAGGGCAGTGGTGGGGCGAGGACTATGCCTGGGGACGCAGAGCCCAATCGATGGGTTATGACCTGTTCATCTACCCCGACATCGAGTTCGGCCATCGTGGGGGAAAGACATGGCGCAACAACTTCGTGCATTCGGTGAATGCGGTGCGTGAAGGCAACGTCAAACTAGCCGATGAATTGATTCCGGCGGCAATGTCCGCTGTAGAGCCCGAGGCCGTTCCCGAGGCCCCTTCCCTTGGGGCGGTCTCGCTGGCTGCGGATTAACAGAAGGAGAAGGACATGGAAGTTTTAGCCGTACAGCCCAAGAAGGAATATCCGAAATATCTTTGGGGTCCCGATGGCCGGCAGGCGCGGTTTGATTCCCCCGCCGACGTGCCGAGGGACTACTTCCCCACGGTGGAGGAAGCGCGGGCCTACGCTGCTAACCCGGCGAACAAGCCCAAGCCGACTGTGGTTGCAACTCCGGTCAGCGTGGATCAGGCCGAGATGGATGAGTTCCGCGCGTGGCAGGCCAAGAAGGCGAACATGGCCAAGGCACGGGCGGCGCGGGGCAAGAAGGATGGCGCAGAACCAGCTGCTTGAGATGTTCCGGGGCGAGAACCGGACATTCAGTCTGGCCGCCCGGGACTACGCCAACAATCCGTCCAACCTCACGGGCAAGACGGTGACGTGGAAGATCGCCTTTCCTCCCTATGAACCGGATTGGCCCGAGGCGATCTTCACCAAGACGGGCACAGTAACTGACGCCGCAAATGGCCTGTTCACGGTCGCCGTTGTTCCGGCGGATACGTTCTACCTGTCGGAGGGAAACTACACCCATCAGGCATACACCACGGACACCTCCGGTTCGGTAGCTCTGGTGACCGAGGGCCTGTTCCATATCCGGCCTGTCGTGCGGACGACGATCTGATGGCGAATTTTCAAGACCTCGACATCTATGCCGGCGAGACGCGCACGCTGACCCTGTATGCGCGGACGCCAGAGAATGGCGTGCAGGACCTGACCGACCGGGAAATCGCGTGGTTCGTGAGCTATCCGCTATGGACACCGGATCAGATGAGCCCGGTCCTCCAGAAGACGGGCACGGTGACGGACGCGACGGCGGGTAAGTTCACGGTTACGCTCTACCCTCCGGACACGGTTCCGCTTGAAGGCAACTACGTTCATCTGGCGCTGGCGATCATCCCCGACATCGACGGGGCCATCCAGTTCGTGAGCGACACCGACGACGACATCAACTTCACCAACGATTCCGGGGACGTGATCACCTTCGTCTCCGATCTCAACGGGACCAGTGATACATTGGCCGTCACCAGCGGCACTCTGCATATCCGCAGAAGCGTCCTCCAATTCTGAGGGAGTCCAATCGTGGCCAGTGCGACGGCGGCAGAGATTATCGAACGAGCCCAGCGGCGCATCAACGTGCTGGCGGCGCAGGAAGCGATCAACGCCAACGAGATGACCGATTCTCTGCAGATCCTGAACGACATGATGTTCAACTTTCCTGCGAGAGGCATCCAGTACGTCCACACCGAGCTTGCCCAAGGCGATACAGTGAATGTTCCAGATCAGCAGGTCAGAAACGTGATGTTCCTGCTGTGTGACGATCTCGCAGATGAGTTCGGCATGCCGATCAGCCAGGACTTGAGAAGCGACATCATGCGGGCCGAGCAGCAGTTGCAGGCGTTCTACTTCGTGCCGGTGCCGGCGAAGATCGGGCGCGGGCTACTCCGGTGGCGCTGGGGTCTGTTTAACATAACGAAGGGCTACTAGCGTGGCCAAATTCCACCAAGTAAAGGATGGTGAGTGGATCACGCCGACGCGCCGTCACAAAATGGCGTGCTGCGACTGCGGTCTGGTTCACAATATGACGTTTCGCATCGTCAGGATCGAACGTCTGAACGGGCGTCGATACGGGAAGTTGGCCATCCAGTTCAAGGCTTCGCGCAACGAACGTTACACTGCCGGGCGTCGTCGCGCTCGCAAAGTGAAGAATCGCCTCAAGGAAATCAAGTGAGCCGTCAGCCGATCGCCCTTGGCTCCAGCCAGAGCCGCTCCAAGCCGCTCAACGCTGCGAGGCTGATCAACTTCTACAGCGAGCCCGCGCCAAGGAACTCGCGCGCCCCGGCCTACGATGCGGGTGTGATGCAGGGTCCGGTGAATGGCCCCTTCTATGGAACGCCGGGGCAGAAAGCCTTTGTCGATAGCCTCGGGGCCTCGATCCGCTGCGGGCGGTTTGCGCTGAACTACCTCTATGTCCTGTCCGGTAGGAGCCTCTACCGCATCGCCCAGAACGGGACCGCCACGCTTTGCACCGGAGATACCATCGACGCGCAGGGCTACGCGATGATGACCGACAACGGCATCCAGTTGACCCTGCTCACCAACAGCATTTCGTTCGTGGTGGTGGGCACGCTCATCAGCAAGATCACCAGTGCGGCCTACCCTGCTCAGGGCGTGTCCAGCATCGACACGATTGACGGATACACGGTATTCGCAACCAACGACCCCGGCAGTCCGGTATTTGCCAGCCCGACGACCATCACCAACGTTACGAACGCCGATCCTGCGGTAGTGACCGACGTGGCGCACGGCTACAGCGACGGCGATCAGGTGCTGATTACCGGCGTCGGAGGGATGACGCAGATCAACGGGCGGGAGTTCACCATCCTGCTCGTGGACGCTGACAACTACCAGCTGGTTGGCATCGATAGCACGTCCTACTCCGGTTACACCTTCGGCGGCATTGCCCAGAAGATCACGGCGCAGGCGGGCGGGCAGTGGTTCATCTCTGCCTTGTACGACAGCGCGTCAATCGATCCCCTCCAGTTCGCGGCGGCCGAGAGCAATCCCGATGCTTTGGTTCGGGTCATCGTCAACAACCGGGACGTGCTGCTGTTCGGCAAGAAGACCATCGAACCCTGGCAGGATGTCGGCTCATTCCCGTTTCCATTTCAAAGGGTAACGGGTGCCCTGATTCAAAAGGGCTGTCTCGCCCCGCTCAGTCCCGCACTCCTCAACACGTCCGTCTTCTGGCTGGGGGACGATCACATCGTCTACAAGATGGACGGTTATACCCCGGTGAGGGTTTCTGACTTCTCGCAGGAAGAGATCATTCGTTCTGCCCCGGTGGCCTCTGATGCCATCGGCATGACCTACAGCCAGAACGGGCACAACTTCTACGTCCTGACGCTTCCGACTGCTGGTTACACGCTTTGCTTCGATGACACGACAAAGCGATGGCACGAGAGGCGGTCGGGCACCTCGCTCGACCCGGTGGTGTGGAACGTGACCTGCATCATGACCGGATGGGATGACGTTTACGTCGGCACCAGCGGCGGGGCGGTGGCGCAGCTGGATCTCGATACTGCAACCGAGCTTGGCGAGCCAATTCGTTCAGCAGCGGTGACTCCTCCTTTTTACAATGGCCTGCGCGCCACCTCAAACACTGTTGAACTGGAAATGGAACTCGGCGTCGGCCTTCCCTCGGGTCAGGGTTCGGACCCTCAGGTGATGGTGCGCTGGAGCAATGACGGGACTGGTTCGTGGTCTAACATACGCATCGCTGATATTGGCAGGACGGGGAACCGGATCGACCGCGCCATTGTCCGCAGGATGGGGCAATACCGTCAGCGATCGTTTGAGTTCAGCATTTCCGATCCGGTGCGGCGATGCTTTTACGGCATCCGCATCGAGGGCACGCAGGCGACCTCGTGACCGTCCCGCAACCTCCCAATGCCAACATCCAACTGACCGACCAGCAGGGCCGGGCGACTCCGTTGTTCCTGAAACTGCTGGGAGAATTGTGCAAGGTTTCGGCGGACGGCGTAGAGGCGCGCGTCAGTGCCTTGGAAGCCTCGATGGTTACGGTGCTGACCGACATCGGCACGATCAACACGCAGATTGGTTCACTGAATACCACGGTAGCCGGCCACACCACGCAACTGGGCAACCTGCCGACCTCGCGCTTCTCGGGATCTGTCGCCTACAATCCACCGAATATCCTGGCCTTGGGAACGACGACGCAGACGGTGGCGGTGACAGGAGCTGCCCTTGGGATGTCTGCCGAAGCCTCGTTCTCTTTGGATGCGACGGGCCTTGTGATTACCGCTTACGTGGACAGTGTCAATTCGGTCACGGCGGTGCTCTTTAACCCGACTGCACTGGCAATCAATATCGGTGCCGGCACGCTGAAGTGCTTTGCGTGGAATCCTTAGATATGAGCCCATCTCTTCCTTCGAAAGATGTTGCTAACAGTGGACTGACTTATACCGAATTGATGGCTGATCGATTCGTGAGTGCGCCCTTCCTTGAGAAGGGCTCTGATCTCAATGACTTGGTTTTCAACAAGTTTGGACGTTCCAGATCGGCTTCCATAGGGAGGGATCCGCCGGCTGTTTTTGACGGCCTTCCCAAGAGCTTCTCCTCGCGCAGTTCGTCCCTTTGCATCACGGTCGGCATTATTGTCCGTTTTGGTCCCAAGAAAAAGATGGTCTGGATTGATGCAGGCCCTGTTGTCGCATCGGTGAAGAACGCACAAGTTGTCGGGGATCGGGCCGTGGCTATCCACCCAGGCAGCGCGGTGGGCTTGCCATCTTCCGCGTTTGATTTTTATTCGGCCATAGCCGTCATAAACAGGCCCCGTCCATACGACGCATCCTGTTTCAGAATCCAACCTAGAACGTCTAGCCAATCGTTCTTGGACCGGGAGATTGCACCACGCCAGAGGGTCAGTAACTTTGCGCATCCCGCAATTATGCCACCTTCACTATAGGCGCGGAAGCGTGATCATCCGCCCCGCCATACCGTCCGATGCGCTCAGACTTCTGGAACTGGGGCAGGCGCAGTTCAAGGAATCGGGCTGGTGCAATCGGGATGCTTTTGTCTTCGATGGGCCGTCCTTCCTCCAGTACCTCGAGGAACTGGATCGGCGGGGGCTGATCTTCGTGGCCGAGAAGGATGGCCGCGTCGGAGGCATGGTGGGGGCCGACATAACCACCCTGAATTGCAACCGGAACATCCTGCTTTTCCAGGGGATTTTCTGGTATTGTGAGCCCGAGTTTCGCAGGGAAGCGGGCCTTCCCTTGCTGGCCATGCTTGAAAAAGCGGCCAAATCTCGCGGCATTCGCTACGGCGTCGTAGGCGTCGATGATGGCGAACGCAGCGCAGCACTCAGCAAATTGTACCAGCGTGCGGGCTATCGGCCTGCCGAGCATGTCCACATCAAGAGGCTATAGCTATGGCATGGGCACCCCTCGCGGCCGCTGGAATCGGAGCCCTCGGGTCTGTGGCCGGTGGATTGATTTCCCGCTCGGGGAATCAGGGCGCGGCGGGGAGCCTGACGGGAGCGCAAGCAGGTAACAACGCCTTCAATCAGTCGGTCGCACAATCAGGGATAGACCGGGCTACGGTATCCCCGTGGTGGCAGACCGGGGTAGGGGCCACCAACCAGATCGCCGGCTTGCTGGGTCTTGGCAACCTCCAGATGACAGGCGATCCCTACGGTTCGGTGAGCCTCAACGGTGCCAACTGGCAGCAGGCCCAGAAGGATGCGATGGCGCGGTTCCAGACCGATCCGGGCTACCAATTCCGCCTCAGTCAGGGGGTGAACGCCCTCAACAACTCGGCGGCGGCGCGGGGCACCCAGCTTTCGGGAGCGCAGAGGAAGGCCCTGAGCGACTACGGACAGAACCAAGGTTCGCAGGAATACGGCAATTATTTCAACAGGTTGGCAGCAGCTTCCGGGCAGGGCCTGACGGCGGGCAACTACGCCAACACGGCGAGCAATCAGGCCATGATCCCCGGCATCGAGGCGAGCTTCAGGGGCAATTCCGGGCAGGGCAGCGAGGCGGCGGGGTACGGCGTGGCGGGACAAAACGCCTTTGCCTCGGGTCTGATTGGCGGCGGCAACAGCATCGCAAGCGGTCTGATGGCCTACCCGTGGGGAAGCAGCGGCGGTCCCAGGATGTACGGCAGCCTCACTGAAGGCCAGATGAACAACATCATCGCGGGTGGCGGGTTCTCCTGATGGCAGAGAACATCAACGCTTTGCTGGCGAGGGGTGTCGGCCCTGCGATGGTGGAAGGGGCGCAGGCGGGCTATTACTCGTCCAGAACGCGCCACGAGGATGAACAGGAACGCCGCAGGCTGGCGGTACAACCGGACATTCCCTTGGCCCTCAAGGGCGACATGGACGCCTACGGGCGGGTGGCGGGAGCGGATCCCAAGGCGGGGTTGCTGGTCGCGACCGAGATGCAGCGGATCGAGGATGCCAAGCGCAAGAGGCACGCCGATGCCGTGGCGTGGTCCGCGGACGCCGCTGACGCCATCCTGAAAGCAGCCCCTGCCGAGCGTCCGGCCCTGTGGAAAACGCTTTACCAACAGGGTGTGAGTCTGGGCCACGACATGAGCCAAACGCCACCGGACTGGAGCCCCGGCCTGGAGCCGCATATGCGGACCATCCGCGAACAGGCGGTGCCTTATTTGGAACGCTGGAAGGCCCAGAAGCAGCTGGAGTTGAAGAAGACCCCGCCGGGCAAGAACGCGCCCGCGGGTGCAGGAGCCTTCGACAAGCCCTCGTGGGGTGGCCCTGCCCCGAATATCCCGGTTGAGCCCGCGGCTGCCCCGGACCAATCGTCGGCACTCCCCGACAACGGCCCTGTGGTGGCCTCTGCCGAGCCTCCGGCCGTGGCCACGGGGCAGGCAACCGCCCAACCGGATACGCAGGCCGCTCCCGTGCAGACCGCACAGGCAGCCCCCACAGCCCCTCCCGGCTGGCAGGCGATGGGCCACCGTGATCCGCAAGGCAATCTTGTCCCCGCCCTGATGGATGGCAAGCCGGTCTATCGGAACGTGCAGACAGGGGAATTGACCTCCCAGCCTCCTGTCCAGCAAGCGGCGGCACCCAGTGAGGGCGTCCCCGAATTGTCCTCAGGTGGCACTGGCCCGCAGGGTCCGGGTGGTGCGTTGCCGCCGGGTGTCCAGATGGCACAGGCCGGTCCACCCAATCGTGCCGCGCCGGTTCCGGCGGCTCCGGGAGCGGTCGTCCACGAGATTCCGCCGGGTTACGAACCTGTCCGGCAGCAGGGCATCCCGTTCGTGACCAAGCAGGGTTATATTCCGCTGATCAGCCAGAACGGGCCACCGATCCTTCTCAAGCCGGCGGACCAGAAGCCAGTTGCCCCGAACGAACGGCCCTTGCCTCCGGTTGGATATACCTGGGGGCCGGGTGGTGGCCTGAATCCCATCCCCGGCGGCCCTGCTGATCCCGCCGTGATCGAGCGCACCGCAAACGCCCGCAAGACGGCGGCAGAGAAGGCCATTCCTCAAACCATCACCAAGGGGATGCAAGAGAACCTTGACGCCCTGAAACAGCTGGACCGGGTCGAGACCGCCCTGAAGGCTGTCCCGGAGAGCGTCGGCGGTCCCGGTTCCATGCTGGCTGCCACTGTTCCGGGTGCGGGCTTGATCCAGAACCGCATCGACAAGGAAGGCACGCAACTTCGCGCCTTGGTCGCCGACATCGGTTCGATGAAGATCCATGACCGTAGCGGTGCGGCGGTGACGGTCTCCGAGTTTCCCCGGCTCCGTCCTTTCATTCCCTCGATCGCCGACGATGCAGCGACGATTCGCAGCAAGCTCGCCAACTTCCGGGCGGTCTATGTCGAAAGTCTGGCGGATGCGACGAATTACTTTGGTCCGGACAACGGCTACAAGGCGTACACGCCCGCGATAGATTATCTGGAGGGCAAGACCAAGGGCACGCTGGGAACGCCTCCCACCCCTGAGAAGCCCACGCGGCCCCCGTTGGATACGTTCCAGCGATGAGTGACTTCGACATCGACGGCGCACGGAAGGCCGGTTACTCCGACACCGAGATTGCCGACTATCTTGGCAAGCAGCGTAACTTTGACGTGGGAGGGGCGAGGAAGTCGGGCTACTCGGACACAGAGATCCTGTCCCATCTGACAGCCAAAGCCGCGCCCGCGAGTGTACCACCATCGACGGGAACACCTCGTCAAGCGGCCATGGCGAGCAATCCTCCACCGGAACCGGGCCTCATCAACAAGGCACTGGTCGCGGGATATCAGGTCCCGAAGTTCTATCTGGATGCCCTGAAGAACGCCCCCGCCGACGCACTGGAAGTGGGCAAGGGCATCTACAACGCCTTCGCCCATCCGGTGGATACCGCGCAAGCTCTCGGCAAGGTCACGGCGGGACTGGAAGCACCTCAGCAGATGGTGAAGGTGACACTTCCCAATGGGCAGACGGTCTACCAGCCCCAGCCGGTTCAGGAAACCGACGAACAGAAAGCCGCGCGCATCGCTCCAGCCAATGCCGTGGGTGCTCACTATGCCGAAGCCTATGGCAGCATCCCGAAGGCCATCAACACATTCCGCACGCATCCGGTCAGTGCGGCGATGGATTTGTCTACCGTGGCCATGCCTGCTGGCGGCGCGCTCGCTCGCGCTCCTGGAATAGCGGGCAAGGTAGGCGAGATCGTTTCCGACGTTGGGCGCGCGGTTGATCCCCTGTCTTCCGTAGGCCAAGCCGTCAAGGGCGTTGGCAAGGTGGTCGAGCCGATCATTTCCCACGAGGCGGGTTTCGCTTCGGGGGCGGGGGCTGAGTCGGTCCGTCAGGCGGCCAAGACCGGACGGGAAGGTGGCGCAGTCGGAGAAACCTTCCGCGAGAACCTGCGCGGGGAAGTGCCCGTCACCGATGTCGTGGACAAGGCCAAGGCGGCGGTCGCCCAGATGCGCGAGGAACGCTCGGCGACCTACAAGTCCGGCATGGGTGATGTGGCCAAGGACACTCAACCCTTGGACTTCACACCTATTCAGGAAGCGGCCGACAACGCCGTCAACGTCGGCAAGTTCAGGGGTCAGTCCGGAACCGCTGCCGCCGTGACCGTCGAGCCCAAGGCTGCGGCCGTCACGGACGAGATCAGCGGCCTCGTCAAGGCGTGGAGAGCTCTCCCGCCAGAGGAATATCATACCCCGGTGGGCATCGATGCTCTTAAGCGCACTATTGGCAATATTCGCGATTCGACCCTTCCCAACACGCCCGAGCGCGTGGCGGCAAACCGGGTTTACAGCGCCATCCGGGACGAGCTGACCAAGGCGGCTCCGGAATACTCAAAGACGATGGAAGCCTATGCCAAGGCATCGGAGAAGCTGAACGAGACGACCAAGACGCTTTCCCTGGGCGAGAAGGTCTCGGGCGATACCGCAGCCCGCAAGCTCCTGAGTGCCACGCGGACCAACGTGCAGACCAACTTCGGCGGACGGCAGAAGCTCATCAACGCCCTGTCGGAATACGATCCTACCTTGCCCGCAGCGATTGCCGGGCAGGTCATGCACTCTCCGTTACCCCAAGGGATCGTGAGCCGGGGCGGTGTCATGGCGCTGGGGTTGGGAGCCCTCAGTAATCCCGCGACGTTGCCGCTGGCGCTCACTATGTCGCCGCGGCTGGTGGGGGAGGTGGCTCATGCCGGCGGGCGGGCGGTAGGA